CAAGGTGAATGTGATCACCGAGTCAACAGATGCTGGAGTACGCAGCACGATGTACTATTCTGAATGGATTCTTGGATCAGTCAGTACTCCAATTCTGCTGAGAGATTCACACATTGTGGCACTCACATTACCCAGCAAGGAAACAGAGGAAGACTACGCCACTGCTCTGGCGAAGAAGGATAAATCTGAATCAGAAGATCCGAATGGATTTAATTGGGATGCTCTGGATTATAAGGCACCAGACGATCCATCCTACAACTAAGGTATACTGTGCTGCCCTGTGACGAACAGGGATAAAATAACGACTTTCTAGGTCGATGTAAATTACAAAGAATAGTTCAGCTTTGTAATTTACTCTGACACAGTACTATGTATGATCTGTAATGAGGATTAATACACCATGAATTACACTCCAAATGATTGAACAGCTACCAGTTCCAACAGCACCGAAAACTCGAGTTTCTGCAGCGAAGAAGAACGCTGAGCACTACGTTAACAACAAAGAGTTTTCTCAGGCCGTGGTCGATTACGTCACCATCGTTCGCCGCTGCGAGGCCGAGGGAGTCGAAACTCCTAAGATCACCGAGTACATCGGTCGGTGTTTCCTCAAGATCGCAGAAGGTCTTTCTCGTCGACCCAACTTCATCCGGTACACGTATCGTGAAGAGATGGTCATGGACGGTGTTGCGAACTGCATCAAGGCAATCATGAACTACAACGTTGCTGCGGCAACACGAACTGGTTCTCCTAACGCATTCGCGTACTTCACCCAGATCTGTTACTATGCCTTCATTCGTCGAATCACGCTCGAGAAGAAGGAGCAGGACATCAAGCTACGATACATCGAGCAGGCCGGAATCGATGCATTTATGACGAATTCTGATGATGGTTCTTCGCTCGTGACTGGGTATGAACAAGGATTCATCGATACTCTGAAGAAGCGAATCGATAAGGTCAAGGCTGCAGATACGAAGCTCAAGGAGTTCAAGAAGAAAAAGAAGAAGGCTAAGTCTAGCAGTACAGTAGAACTCTTTGCCTAATGCTGATCGCGATCCTCAACGATACTCACTGTGGCGTCAGGAACTCATCTGACGTGTTCCTGACTTACTTCGAGAAGTTCTACAGTGAGGTGTTCTTTCCGTACTGCAAAGAGCACGGCATTCGAACCATCCTCCATCTTGGGGATTACTACGACCATCGGAAGTTCATTAACTTCAAGGCTCTCAACCATAACCGTAAAACGTTCCTGGAGCCGATGCGAGATCTTGGGATGACGATGGATATCATCCCAGGAAACCACGACGTGGTCTACAAAAATACGAACGATCTCTGCTCGCTCAAAGAGCTCTTGGGTTACTTCGTCGAGAACGTGAACATCGTCATGAAGCCGGCCGTTATGAATTATGACGGATGTGATATCGCACTTCTGCCATGGATCAATGAAGAGAATCATGCAGAATCGATGCGTTTCGTTGAGACCTGCAGCGCATCGATTCTTGGCGGTCATCTCGAGCTGAATGGCTTCGACTTCATGAAGGGTGTGCAGTCGCATGAAGGTATGGATCCTGCACCCTTCGCTCGGTTTGAGCAGGTCTGGTCAGGACATTACCATACGAAGTCGAAGAAGGGGAATGTGCACTACCTCGGCACTCAGTTCGAGATGACCTGGGCAGATGCCGGAGACTGGAAGTACTTCCACGTGTTCGATACCAGCACCCGTGAGTTGCACGAGATTCGCAACCCTCATGAGATCTACACGAAGTACACGTACGATGACTCTCGGTTCGATCCGGACTCTCTTGATGTGACTTTGGCAAAAGGTAAGTTCGTTAAAGTTGTCGTAGCGAACAAGTCGGACTTCTTTAAGTTTGATCGCTTCATTGATCGTCTTCAGAAACAGGATCCATTTGAGATCAAGATCGCAGAGAATTACGATGAATTCAAGGGAGACGAAGTATCGATCGATGACTCTGAGTCCATTGCCGATACATCAGCACTCCTCGATACATATGTTGAGGCGGTCGAGACCGAACTGAACAAGGATACGATCAAGGCAAAGCTCAGGGAACTTTATACCGATGCGAAGAACCTCGAGGCAGTCTAATGGCAATCACATTTCAGAGTATTAAGTGGAAGAACTTTCTTTCCACCGGTGATGAGTTTACTCAGGTAGACCTGAACTCCGGGGAGTCTACACTCGTCGTTGGTCCTAACGGCGCAGGTAAATCGACGATGCTCGATGCGCTGTCATTTGCCCTCTTTGGCAAGCCTCACCGTGACATCAATAAGCCGCAGCTCGTAAATTCGATCAACGGAAAGAACTGCGAGGTTGAAGTCCAGTTCAAGATCGGACGCAATCAGTTTCGGATCGTTCGCGGGATCAAGCCATCCATATTTGAGATCTGGCAGAATGATAAGATGGTGAACCAGGAGTCGCACGCGATGGACTACCAGAAGGTCCTGGAGCAGAATATCCTGAAGCTCAACCACAAGTCTTTCCATCAGATCGTCGTACTGGGATCCTCATCCTTCATTCCGTTCATGCAGTTGCCGGCACAACACCGGCGCGAAGTCATTGAGGACCTGCTTGACATCAACGTCTTCACGAAGATGAACGGCATCCTGAAGGAGAAGGTAGCTCAGCTCAGAGACAAACTTCAGACTACGATGCACGAAGCTGAGGTGAACGACCGTACGATCACGATGCAGAACAAGTTGATCGACGAGATTCGTAGTCGTAATGCCGACAACGTCACCAAGAACCTGAAGAAGATCGATGGGCATCGGCAGTCGATACGAGAGCTTCTGGACAAGAACGAACAGATTCAGATTAGCCAGGATTTGATCCCGGCTGATATTCGCAGTGCACACAAGAAGATAGAGGACAAGAAGCAGACTCTTCTGGAGTATCAGTCGCAGATAAAGACGAATATGCACCGAGTGGTAAAGGACGCTAAGTTCTACGAGAACCACGATCACTGCCCAACATGTTCTCAGATGCTGATGCCAGACTTTAAGTCACAGAAGATTCACGTGTGCAAGGAATCGGCAAAGGAGCTGGCTGCCGGTCAGACGAAACTCACGGATGAACTGCAGAAGATCAATGCCTCTCTAGATGAGATCTATGCTACGGTCAATCGCCTAGACCAGGGACTCGGACTCATCAGGCAGAATCGGTCACAGATTCAGCTGCACGAGAAGTACATCCGAGAGCTTGAGCAGGAAAATTCGGTGGTGCGTGATGACAGTCTTGATGAGGCCGAGCTCAAGCTCAAAGAACTGCTGGATCTGAAGGAGAAGTTGTCCGCCCAGAAAGCATCCTTCTACGAAGAGGGGACCTACAATCAGGCCATCAGTGAGATGCTGAAGGACTCCGGGATCAAGACGAAGATCATTCGGCAGTACTTGCCAGTGATGAATCGTCTCATCAATAACTACCTGCAGACCCTCGACTTCTTCGTCTCGTTCAACCTCGACGAGGCATTCGAGGAAACCATCCGTTCACGGCATCGTGACGATTTCTCGTATCCATCATTCTCTGAAGGTGAGAAGCAACGCATCGATCTGGCTCTACTGTTCACCTGGCGGCAGATCGCGAAGATGAAGAACTCTGTCAGTACCAACCTGCTCATCCTGGACGAGACATTCGATTCTTCTATGGATGCTGATGGCGTGGACAACCTGATGAAGATCCTGAACACCCTGGATGCCGGTACGTCAGTCTTCATCATCTCCCATAAGACTGACGCGCTGGATGGTAAGTTTCCGCGTAAGATCGAGTTCTGTAAGGTTAAGAGCTTCTCTCAGATCAAACTCAAAAATTCATAAGTTGTTGATTACCAGGGGGGCGCGCATCAAATGCCCCTTTTGAGTTGTACTTTCGACGTTGGTATGGTAGGATCTGATCATACCAATGAGTTCCAACGCCAAAAGCACGCTAGCCCGTCTCCTCGCAAAGGAGAACATCACGGTCCAGCACGGGAATTTCAAGACGGCTTTCTTTGACGTCCAGTCCCGAGTCCTAGGCCTTCCGGCCTGGAAGGACATGTCCACCGACGTCAATGACCTCATGATTGGTCACGAGGTCGGCCATGCTCTCCATACCCCGGCAGATTTTAATCTTCAGCTGAACGGCATCCGCCACGATATCGTCAACCTCGTCGAGGATGTTCGGATCGAACGGATCATCCAAGGCCAGTATCCTGGCCTTGTCGGTTGCTTCACTCGTGGTTACGAGACCCTGCATCAGCAGGATTTCTTTGGAATCAAGGGTACTGATGTCAACACCCTCGGGTTTCTCAATCGCCTGAACCTCAAGTTCAAGCTGCGTAATCTGATCGACATCGAGTTCTCCGCTGAGGAGCTGCCGATCAAGACCATGATCGAGTCGGCGAATACCTGGCAAGAAGTCCTGGCGGCCTCCAGGGCGCTTCAGAATTTCGTGAACGAAGCTGAGGAGAAGCAGAAGCAGGAAGCTCAGCAGCAGGCTCAGGCTGTTCAGGTGCGCGAATCCTCGCAGGAATCTTCCCAGTCGGATGAGC